CACTCTCACAGTAAAGATTCCATTATCCTTAGTCCTATCAGTTGTCAAAGAAGGAGTCCCGCTGGTTGACCAGTCATTAAACCATCCACCAGTATCCAAAAACTGGCGCGCTTGTTGATAAGGAACCGTGATCTCAATCTCTCGAGTCTCACCGATATCCATGATCATAGTCTGCACGACATTGGATGTATTGGAATTTGTGAGAATATTATATCCTGAAGTAGAATTTCCACTCGGATCATAACTAATCTTTAATTTCCCTTTGTGAAACTTCGAGGCTATAACACGAAGAGTGATGATAATATCACCTCGCCATTGACTGAAAGGTACTGCAGTGAAGCCTAGTGGAGTTAATTGAGCGTACGCTCCACCAGTCATCGATCCGTACTTACCAAGAGAGGGATGTACGAGACAGCTGAACTTAATAGTATCAGCGGTATCTGCAGTGGACCAGGTCGCCGAGGTCAAATACGCCTCCCTTTGAGCTAGTGAAGAGATCGTCATTTCATCTACTCCATCAGGTAACCCAAATATCCTGGGGTCTACTGAAAGTTCATTCTTAGGGTCAAGTGTCAACTTTTGAACTGGAAATCCAATTTCTGCCGAAGCCAATTTTGGGAATGGTTCTGGGTGCATAGGTTCTGTATCAGATATCACTGGAACATTTGTAAACCCAAACATAGATGCGATAGCACCAATAGCACTGGCCCCGATCCTTGTAGCAGTAGCAAATGGCCCGTTAACGGGCATATCACTAAGCCTTCCAGCGATATTAGCAACCCATGAAGCTGGTTTAGACACACATCCATCACCATACTCATCGGATTGAGCTGCATACCCTGCAGATGCTCCAGACAATGTAAGATTCTCCACCCAGCAATACACCGTAACTGTAATCCCTTGACCAGTAACACCATTGGCACTACGAAGTGGAGTCAACACGTCGAATCGAGTATTACCCATATTCTGAAACTCCGATAAATCTTGTAGATTCATAGCATTGTATGGGTAAATGAAAGGCTGAGTGAACTCAAAAGTATCCCCATTCTCAGGATCGATCTTAATATGAGGTCGCTGAGAAACACTAGTCAGCCAATCATTATTGGGATCAACATAATAAGTATCCACCTTAAATGCTGTCAATGGTCTGTAAGACATCAGAAGCATACCATAATAAAATGGAGACGCACTGATCTGAATCTTCACTTTCAGATCGCCTCGGAAAAAAGAATAGTTATTCAACTTGTTCTTAACAGAGGGAGTTTGAACCCAATCACCCCATAAACCGAAGTTGACCTTCGACCCGATCGTATCTGATTCGTTCCAAGTAAAGGTTTGAACCTTAACAGGACGAGATAAGAAACTCGATATGTATGTGTTAGACGTAGTATTGTGCAACGTCTCTCTGGCTGGGGGCCCGGTTGGTGAAAGTTCTTGTCGCTCCAAAAAGCTAACTAATCCTTCCACATTTGTTTCAGTTTCATGTTTAGTGTCATCAGTTACCACCTCAGCGGATTGTGATGCCCACAAATTGAAACCGACATGCGCGTAGCGATTATACTCCTCTCCATCATCGCTACTAGATGAAGAGACCGAACGCACGGGGTTCGGAACCGACACATGCTCTGGTGCAAGTGTACAACATACGGACTTTACTCGGAGTCCGCCACCTAAAAATGTTTGACCTATCTGTTCATACATCCCTTCGGCGGATAAAACCTCGGGACGGTTTAAAGTTGTCTCTTCGCATACGAGTGGAATTGCGTCAACCACAAGGCTTTGGGGGGTGTGCTCCCGTAAGGAGAATTTCATTGCATTCTCCACATCGTTGTATTTCATCCAAAAATCATATACTAAGTCGTAATAATTGGGAAAAGTGCTGTCACACACCCAGGATTTGAGACCACAATCCTCTACAAGACGATGAAAAAATCTTTGTTTTTCCTCAAAGATATGTTTCCCATAGAAAAAATATTCTCTTTGAGCGGTCTCTATTACACGAATGGCGTGAGCTTCAGCTGCCATGTTCTCCTTCGGAAGTCTCGCGGTAAGCATCTTATGAAAAGATGATTCATCCAATGGAGCAACAATGCACCCTATATCACTGTCGAAACGAAACGCCCTCTTTAAAAAGGTCGTATCATCAATGTGAATAAAGGGAATACTTTCTGCTTCCTTCTCAGCCATAGTGTACTCCACACCAATGCATTTCATAGCTAAAGCTATCCTTGTATGATTAAAGTTGGGGCAATCTAAGCTCACCCCCATGATATTGTCATCGCCATATGTGGCTAATCTCACATTATCCTGAAAGCTTTCCAAAGGCTTCCCGGAAATAAGTAAATATGCATATCTCATATAGAGACTATTTACAAGACAATTTATGATAACGGTGAGAGGGTGTCCCGAAGGATTCCCCTGAATCTCAATAAGATCACCATCGAAATCAATACAAGGAAAAGCAGTGTCTTGTGCAATACATCGAATGTATCTCAGATCCTCATCTGGCCAACCAGCTGCTTTGGATAGACGTTCTAAAATATTAAATGCAGACAAGATAAATGGAGCGGCCATGCGCTTATCAAACTTACCATAATCACCTGCAATAATGCGATCATCACCAAAAGCAACAAGATAGTCATGAACAAGACCCCATTCTGCAGACTGAGCCACAG